GAGCGGGATGGTGCCGCCGCACTTCCAGGGCAAGCCCGAGAGCTGCATGGTGGCGCTGATGTATGCCGAGCAGCTGGGCGAGCATCCGATGGTGATGTTCCAGGAGACGGGCGTGATCAACGGCCGGCCGAGCACCAGCGCCAGGTTCGCCATCGCCCGCGCCAACAAGTCGGGCCTGCTTCAGGGCCCGATCACCTGGACTGAGAAGGGCCAGGGCGACGCGCTGGAGGTGACGGCGAGCGCAACGCTGCGCGAGACGGGCGAGGTGGTGCAGGCCAGGGTCTCGATGAAGGAGGCCGCGGCTGACGGCTGGACGCGCAACCCGAAGTACAAGTCGATCCCGGGCCAGATGCTGCGCTGGCGGTCTGCGACACGGCTGATCAACCTTTACCTGCCAGAAGTGTTGTTCGGTCTCGGCGTGCGCGAGGAAGTTGAGCAGGTAACGGTGCGCGACGCATCGCCGGCGCCGCAGACTGATGGTTCGGTATTGGCGGATCTCAACCGCCAGATCGCTGCTGCAGCCCAGGAGCCGCCGGTGTCTGGCGAAGCCGAGGCTGTTCAAGAGACAGCGCCGGCTGACAATTCCATCCAAGCAGAAGTCGTCGATGCAGACGACCCGTTCTAAGGAGTTCGGCCTATGGGCAGTGCAGTACCAACGTTTCTGACCTCAAAAGAGGTCGCAGACCGCTGGCGGCTGAGCGATCAGACGCTGGCGAACTGGAGATCAGCGGGCAAGGGCCCGCCATTCATCCGGGTTGGATCCCGGGTTCTCTACCCCATCGAGGGGATCCACGCTTACGAGAAGCTCAGCCAGCAATGGCTAAGCAACGAAGAACAACCACAACCATCAACATGAGCGAAATCATCAACACGCTGCTCCGCGCGAGCTCGCATCACTTCATCGGCCGCCTGGGCCGTGATCCAGAGGCGAAGTTCCTGCAGAACGGCAACAGCGTGTGCAACGCGAGCATCGGCATCAACCGGCCGGGGTCGAAGAAGGACGACGGCCAGGATGCTGACTGGATTAAGCTGGAGATCTGGGGGGAAGACGGCCAGCGGTTCGCGGACACCTGCCGCAAGGGCCAGGAGGTGCATGTAGTGGGTCGCGTGAAGACCGACCGCTGGACTGATCGGAACACAGGCGCTGAGCGTGTGGCGCTGGTGTGCATCGTGCGGCAGTGGCAGCTGATCCAGCAGCCGCCTGCTGCTCCTGCTGCTCCGGCCGCCGCGCCTGCACCTGCTGCGCAGCCCGCGCACCTGGCCGCGGCCGGCTGGGCCCCGAACCCAGCGAACGGCACCGTGGCCGCGCAGCAGCCGCCGGCGTGGAACAGCGCACCGCTGGATCCGCCTGACGACGACGGCATCCCGTTCTGAGGTGATCGAGCCTGAGTTCCTGGCGTCGCTGCGGCGGCGCCATCGCGCTGAGCTGGTGCTGGTGCTGGTGCAGCTCGAACAGTTGGCGCCTGGTTGGTGGCTGACTCTCGCCGAGTTGGCCAACCAGCTGGGCACCGACCGGGCGACGCTGAACCGCTCTGTGCGGAAGCTGGAGGATCTGGGCCTGCTGCGGCGGGCCTCGATCAGCAACAGCGGCGGGACGTGGATCTGGTGGGTGCAGCGGTCTGAGGCTGATGCGCCGCGGCCGGAGGATAAGCCGGCTTGGGTGCTGCGCGACCGCCACCGGCGGCTGCAGCAGCGGGTGACGATCAGTGAGCGGTGGGAGTGGGCCAGGCGGGAGGGGATTCCGCGTCAGACGATGCGGAGCTTCCTGGCTGGCCACCAGCATGTGATGCGCGATCGGTGGGAGCTGGTGGCCACACCGCTCGATTGTTACAGCGTGTGAACGGCAGCTGGCGGTAAGGGCGGCAAGTGGCGATGATGACCTCACGGGAGGCGACTCCCACCACCCCGCCCGGCCTCGAGCCGGTTTCAGCAATGGATCTTCTTCAGCAGATCGGCAGCGACATCGAGGCCCAGATCCGCAACGGCTGCGGCGCTGTGATCGAGTGGACCTTCCGCACGGCGGATCGCTTCACGATCAGCGGCGACTGCGTGGCGGTGAACCGCGCAGTGCTGTTCTGCATCAAGCACGATCTCTGCCGGATCGAGGACGACACGGTGTATGACGCCGAGCTCGACATGAGCTTCGCCTACATGAAGGCGGCCTGATCAGCACACGGCCCCGGTCGACCGGGGCCATTCATCTACCCATTACCACCATGACCCTGTTCAAGATCCACTACCGCGACACCGCGCCGAGCGGTGACGTGATCGGCCGCGGCCTGATCGTCGAGGCCGAATGCCTGGAAGACGCCGAAGCCCGAGCCTGTTTCCTGGCTCGCGGCGATGAGGACATCGAGTCGGTGCGCCAGTTCTGGCCGCGGGAGGTGGTGTGATGGCACCGCTCGTCATCTACCAGTCGCCCGCCAACGCCAACACGCCAGGCGCAGGCTGGACGATCACCCAAGACCCGACCTTCAGCGGCAATCCCAACCTGGTGCGCTTCCACCGCAGCACCGGCCAGCGCAAGCTGCTCGATCAGATCGCCGCGTGGGATCCTTACGCGCAAGCCTGGAGAGCCAGTCGCTGGCTGCCGAAGCCGCCAGTCGTGCCCCAGTGGCTGATCGACAAGGTGGTGGCCCACATGAGCTTTGAGGCACGCCTGCCATGACCACTGACAACACCCTGCTCGGCCGCTGCACCGTGGCCCTCGAAGAAGCGCTGGCTCCAAGCGTGCCGCTTACCCGAGAGCAGTCAACCGCCGCACGCCGCGGCGTCGCTGCGGTGCTGGAGCACCTGGCAGCCGAGATCGTCTGGCTGAACCAGAAGGAGCCGAGCCTGACCGTCCACGAGCTGGCGCGGCGGCTGATGCTCGAAGCGGCCGGCGAGCTGGCTGGATGGGAGGTGGAGCAATGACCACCGACATCACCGCCACGCTGCAAGAGCGCGGCAGCCGCTACGGCGCTTTCACCGGCCACGCGCGCATCACTCAGGACCTGAAGCGCGTGATTGCTGAGCACACCCCATTGAGCCGGATCCGGCCTGATGGCAAACGCGGCGACCACTTGGCGCCAGACCAGCAGGAAGCCCTCGACATGATCTGCCACAAGATCGGCCGGATCATCAACGGCGACCCCGACTATGCCGACAGCTGGCACGACATCGCGGGCTATGCGCAGCTGGTCGCCGATCGGCTCAACGGAGTCGAGCGATGACCGCCGACCACTGCGTCGTGGATCTCACCAGTCAGCCGCCGCAGTTCCGCTGCGAGGTGTGCGGCGCTGAGCAGATGCTGCAGCTGCCGATCTCACTGCACGAGGCCGCATGGCTGGGTGAGCAGTGGATCGAGGATCACGCCGCCTGCGCTGAACCTGAAGACGACTGGGACAGCCACCCATCACTGACTGCTGAACAACGCAACCCGACCCTGCAATGAAGCGCATCTTTCTCCTGATCGCTCTGCTCCACCAGCTCACGCCACCTGCTGATGCTGGTGGCCGCGCTGTGACCGCGACCGTTTACGACGGCTGGTTCCATGGCCGCACCACCTACTGCGGCAGCACCTATCGACACTGGGGCGTGTCGGCGGCGCATCCATGGCTGCCATGCAACACACGCGTCAGGGTCAGCCACCAGGGCCGTGTGCTCACGGTGCCGGTGACCGATCGCTGCGACTGCAGCTCGATCGACCTGAGCGCCGGCGCTGCTCATCGCTTGGGTGTGCCGCTCGACGGCATTGCAACTGTTCGCATCTCTCACCCATGACTGACTACAAAGCAACGCCGGAAGATTGGGAGCTGCAAAGCAAGTGGGCGAGTGATTGTGAAGACGCTCGCTGCTTGCTTGAACTCCGCGCCAGGGTCGAGGCGCTGGAGGCCGCGCAGCAGCAGCCTGAGCCGATTGACGAGGAAGAGAACGACCGGCGGTTTCATGCGTGCATGGATCTGATCAAGAACGCCACGCCGGAGCAGATCCGTGCGGCGGCCGGGCTGCTCGAGCGCAGTTCGTTGGTGAAGCGAGTGGCCCTTGCGATCAGCGGAATTGAAGACAGTTCGTGCTGGGACGAGGAGGCCGTCAACTGGGCACCTGAAGCCCGCGCCGTGATCCGCGAAGTGGCGGCTTGGCTGCGCTCACAAGATCTGAGCACTGGTGATTACTGGGCAGGACGTCTTGAGCAGGAGGCAGGCCAATGATCAACATCGACTCTGACCAGGGCCGCATCGGCGAGCTGTGGTGGATCAACTCCGACACCACCATTCTTGAAGCGCTCGACCCACTAGGCATTGGCATCCCCAGGGTGTTGCGTTACGTGCGCTGGGGCACCGTTGGCATTGGCCGCGACATCCGGCTGGCGCTGGAGGTGCAGGAATGACTGACCCGACCGCCCACCTAACCTGACCCCCAGCCGGGTCGGCTCCACCCGTAAGGGCGAGCGCCGCCGCAGTCGAGCCTGGGGTCTCGGCTGCCGCAGTGTGCGGTATCGGAGGCCCGGCCCTTCTTCTCCTGATGACCACTGACTGCCCGAGCTGCAGAAGCAGCCACACGCGGGTGATCGAAACTCGCCCCGTTCGTACTGGCGGCCGCCGGCGCCGCCATCACTGCCACGAGTGCTCCCACCGCTGGACGACATGGGTCGGCGAGCGACCGTTTCAGGGCCGCGACCCCAACGCTCGCAAGGGCTACCGCTCGAAGCCGCCAATGACCGAGGACGAAGTGCGCCTGGTGCTCACGTCGCCGCTCAGCAGCGTCAAGCTCGCCCGCGAGCTCGGCCGATCGAAGGAGGCGGTCGCCGCGATCCGACGCGGCACTTTGCACGCGCGCATACTGCCCGAGCTGCCGCGTCGCCACGTGCAACAACGCCCCGATCCAAGTGTGTCGTGCCATGCCTGCGATCACTGGAAAGGCGATCGCTGCGGGATGGGCTTCCCCGATCCGCTCGAAGAGGGTCCAGCGTTCGCTGCTGACTGCAGCCTCTATGAGGTGAGCCAGTCGAGCAGCTTGGCTTGACCGATCTCGCTCCAGTAGGGCTGCTCACGCCACCAGCTGAACACCTCGCGGTGCCCCTTCTGCCTGTTGCATGGCAGACATGCCGGCGCCAGGTTGGCGCGCACCGTAAGGCCGCCTTTGCACTTCGGCCAGATGTGATCGAGCGACTGCGCCGGCGCGTTGCAGTAAGCGCAGCGATGATCCCAGGCCTCGAAGATGCGTTGCCTCCAGCTGCGGCGGGTGACGAGCTCTGCGCCCTCGATCCGCGCCTGCATGGGCTGCGTGCTGCTGCGGCCAGCCTAGGAGGATTCTGCGGTGTGAACGATTGTGACAACGGCATCGCCATCAGCTGCTGCAGTGCCGATGATTGGCCCGTCCGCATCCCACTTACCATGCGATCGACTATTGCCGCCGCCGCCCTATGGGCAGCGATCATTACCGGGTTCTGGTTCGCGCTGACCAGCAGCCTCACCGACATGACGCGGCGCGACTGCCGCGCCGGGGCCGAGCTGGCCTGCAAGCAACTGCAGCGCGACGGAGTGAAGCTGTGAGCTACGCACTCATGCGCGGCGGCCGCTGGATCACAGCGCCCCAGGGCGACGGCGAGCCGATTCCGCCGGTGCTCGCCATCGACAACGATCAGACCAAGGCCTGGCGCGCGCCGAACATCGACATCGCCATTGAGCGCCAGCAGCTCCTGCGGCTGTGCTGGGGCTGGGCCACTGAAATCCGCGTCATCCGACCATGAGCCGCGTCTACCTGCTCAACCATCAGCCCTGGCGCTTCGAGCCTGGTGATCACGTCTACGTCCGCACCTGGCCCCAGGATGAGCGCGCCGTCGTGCTCTGTCAGCTCGCTGCTCACAGCTGGCCTCACTACCTGGTGATGGACAGCGTGGGCATCGAGTGGCGCATCAGCCAGCTGGAGCTCTCCGGCAAGCCGATCGTCACGCTGTCGACATGAAGCGCGAGCGCCTTCATGCCCGTGGCCTCTGCATCGAGACCGGGCGCGACTGGAACGGCCGCTGGTTTATCGCCTGGAAGCCGGACGTGAGCCAGCTGTTCCGCGACACCAGGGCCATGCTGCGCTGGTTGGCGTGGCCGGTGAAAACGCCAACAGGCGACAGCATCCGCTCCTGGATCGCCAGCCTGGAGGCGGCCGACGCCGAACACGTGGCCGGCTCTGCAGGGCCAGCAAGAGAGGAGGTGCTCGCCACCGGCTTTGGCCCCGAGTGCCACCTCGACGAGACCGACCCTAACCACAACACCCGCACGATCATCTGATGAACTCCGACTGCAACCCGATCGAGCAGCAAGCGCGCCAGGAACAGCTCGAGGCCTGGTATGCGCAGGACGGTCGCCACAACCACGACCATCCGATGCACTGCCTTTACACCGGCCTGGCTCAGGCTGCGCAGCAGCAGGAGGTGAGCCAGTGATCCTTTGCGACTGGCAGATCACCGCCCGCTGCATGGGCAGCGATGAGATGGTGATTCCCTTTGATCCTGAGCTGGTAAACCCCGCCAGCCTTGACGTGCGCCTCGGTGACACGTTGCTGATCGAGTCGGCCCAGGGGCCTGAGATGGTGCCTTACCCCCTCGCTGGTCACACGCATGAGAACCCCTACCTGCTGCGGCCTGGGCAGTTCGTGCTGGCCGAGACGGTGGAGACGTTCAACCTGCCGCATGATGTGGCTGCGCAGTTCATGCTCAAGAGCTCACGAGCCCGCGAGGGCCTGGAGCACCTGATGGCGGGCTACTGCGACCCGGGCTGGTACGGCAGCCGGCTCACCATGGAGCTCCACAACAGCCGCCAGCTGCACCCGGTCGCGCTGTGGCCTGGGATGAAGATTGGACAGATGGTGTTCCATCAGATGGCCAACACGCCTCAGCGCAGCTACGCGGTGACGGGTCGCTACAACTGCGATCAGCAAGTCACCGCCAGCAAGGGGTGACGCCATGCCGCGCGAGTGGAACACGCCGGTGCGCGAGCACTGGAACGTGCTGATCCACCAGGCGCTGCAGGCGGTCGATCGCCACAACCGTCTTTACTTCGCCACCGGCGATCGCTTCCACCTGCAGCAGGCCCAGGTCCTGCGCCACTATGTGGCCGAGCTGAAAACCTGGATCCATCGCCAGGAGGCTGACGCCGATGAGCTTGCATGACGTGCTTGTGCTGATCGCCTGCTACTGGCTGATCTGCGGACTTAGCCTGTGGCTGGCGTCGCGGATCTTGCCGTGAGCACAGTGATCGATCGCTGGGAGCGCAATGGCGGCAGCATCGAGCTGCTGGAGAACGAGCGCGGTGAGATCTACCACCGCGCTTGCGCTCACGGTTACTGCCGCTACTGCGAAGACCGCTGGCAAGCGGATCTCTACCTGGATCAGCTGTTGGCGCGGTGAGCGGCGAGGATCTCGGCCGCCATGGCGTGATGTTCTGCAGTTGGCTCGGGGCAGTGGCCCAGGCCGATCAGGTCCGCCTCGATCTCGGCCACCTGGGCGACAAGCTGGTTGGAGACGTGGGCCTGCTGAGTGGCGAAGCGCAGCAGTGCAATGGTCACGCTGCGCAGCTCCTCGATGTTGGTGCAAGCGCGGACGTAGCGCACCTGCTTCTCGATCTCGAACTCATCCGAGAGGGGCAGGTTGAGGTCAAGCCAGAACATAACGTCCAGGCGAAGATCGACAGTATCGTAGGCACGACGGCTTGGTGGGTCGTCACCATGACTACGGGCCCGGCGAGTCATGACGCCGGGCTTTTCTGTGGGAACTGCGTGGGAATGACACGGCTCAGGCTGAGCTCGGTTATGTGACAATTTGTGACGGTTGGACGGTCAAGCGGCTGCCGGCTACCGAAGATGGGGGAGCCCAGGGCGGAGGCGCCCACTACCCAATTCGACCATGGCTGACCTGTTGCCATGCCCTTTCTGCGGCTCCACCAACCTGCGCTACGAGTTCGCTGGATCTCAGGGCTACATCGAATGCAACGAGTGCGGCACTGAGGGCCCCTGCGATGAGCGGGCCGCTGACCCGTACTGCGACGACGACGCTGCTTGCGACGCATGGAATCGCCGCGCCGCCCTGACCGAGCCCATCGCCGGGCCAGTCGGTGGCAACTACCGCGAAGCCTGGGACATGAGCAGCGAGGAAGGATCGCTGCAGCCGGTGCCGATGCGTGAACGGCCATGGGAGCGCGAGGGCTGGTGCGATGACCAGGGGCGATGCTGGATAGGCCGGCCGCTGCCGGACGCACCAGACCGCTGGGACTGGAGCAGCGCCGTCACCGACGACAACGCGACTCACTGCCTCCCGCATGACATCCCGGCATTGCCGGCCATGATCGCCGGCCTGCCGGTGCTTAGCGGGGAGGTGGAGTGATGGTGATCATCAACTGCGAAGGAGGCCGCATCGGAGAGCTGTGGTGGTTTAACTCGAAACCGGGCACGCCGCGCGAAGCGTTCGTGCCGATCACGCTGGGCATCGTTGAGACCGGAATGGTCATCAAGCGCCGCATCGTGCGCTGGGGAACCTGCGGCTTCGGCCGCGATGTCACCATCGACTGGGAGCCGATCGATGACTGATCTCTCCCCCGCCGCGCAGGCGGCTGTGGCCCGGGTGAGCGACGACCTGGGGGTGTGATCACCGACAGAGCCAGATCGCGTGCCAGGTGCCGATCATCAGCAGGACGCCGAGCACGCCGGAGATCGCCGCGACGCGGATCTCGTGGTCGCGGATCGCGTCCTCGATCAGCCGCCGCACCTGTTGCTCATCCATGGCCGGAGGGTAGCGACGCTGGCCAGCGCTGGCTGTAGCTGGTGCTGCTGCGCTAATATGAAGAGTTGTGACATGGACTCGCCCGGCGCCGTGCCGTGCCTTTACCGTGTGATCGCGGGCCACGGCCCCAGCACCTGGACAACTGCATAGCTCGCGGGAAGCGTCCCGCTCCGGTGGTGGCCACACCTGGCACCCAATGAGTCCCCGCCAGGGACTCGCCACTCACCGGAGATCCAGATGGACGCCACCACCCGCAACGCCAGCCAGGCCGAGATCGACGCTCTGTTCGCAGAGATCGACGAGGCCCTCGCTGCCTACACCGCCTCGATCGAGCGCGGCCTGGCCCTGAGCCAGGAGCTGATCGAGATGGCAGACGGCATCGAGAACGGACTGGTGGACGCCGCAGCAGAACTGCAGGAGTGGTTCTGATGCGGCGGCCCCTTCGGGGGCAGACTCCACCCCGCCATCGGGATTATTACGAGATGTGACATCAACTCGCCCGATGCAGTCTCCCGGCGGTAGGTTGTGATCACGAGGGAAGGCGGACCGTCACCTCGCTAAAAACGCGGTCTAGGGGGGAACAGAGCACACGACCCCACAATCGAGCTCAACAGGGCCTGAGTAAGCCCGCACCGCCGGTTGGCCCGGCACCCCAATCAGGCCACAAGCCGGATAGCGCGCCCCGGATTCTCCGCAGCGGACACGAGAGCTGCCCTGCCTGGCCCCTGAGCAGCGATCACGGGGCACCCCTTCATCCCGCTGATGACGGCCGAGTGAGCCGCCAGCGGATCCACCATCGCCCGGCATTGGCCGGAGGAACCATGACCAACGCCACCACCATCGCCGGCGCTGCCGGCCGCATCACCGGCGCCGCTGCCCGCGGCCTGCTCTGGGCTTACCGCACGATCGACTGGGCCGAGGTCGCCGAGATCGTGCTGCATGGCCTGCAGATCCTGATCGTGCTCACCCTGCTGGCCGGTCGCGCCACGCGGCGCGCCTGGGATGCGTTGCCGGTGCTCTCCGAGCGGCTCGGCTGCTGGTACGCCCGCCTGCTGGTGCCCACCGCGCCCACGCCTGCGCCGTGCGTCATCAGCATCCGCCAGGAACTCGAGCAGCTGTCCTGCCGGCAGATCCGGCAGCGCTACGGCATCCGCCGCAAGCTGGCGAAGCGGCAGCTGATTGAGCTGGCGCTGGCGGCCTAGGGCCCGCAGAACACGTTGGGCGACCCGGCCGCCACGCTGGTGCAGATTAGGAGTTGCTTGGGAGTTGACACCCTTCTGTCCCTGCGCCACCGCGTGTCCGACAGCGTGCTGCTCGACTGGCTCGACCTGGAGCAGCTGCTCCCGGAGCGGCCCTGCCACATCGAGACCGACGTGCTGCGGCGGCACTGGCTCTGCAGCCAGGCCACCGTGAGCAACCGCCTCCGCCGCTTGTGGGAGGCGGGCCTGCTCGACTACCGCAGCGGCCGCGGGCTGTACCGCATCCGCCGGCTGGGGCCAATGTGAAGAGTTGTGACACGACCCCGCCCGGGGCGCACCCCCGGCGGTAGGGTGTCGTCATGGGCAGAGATGCCCTGTACCCCGCACCTAGACAGATGAATACTCTCGCCACCCAGATCCAGGAGCTGGCCGCCGTCCTCAGCAATGCCGAGGAAGTGGTAGCCGCCTTCCAGGCCCTGCGGGACGCCAGCTCAACCGAGCTGTGGGAAGAGCTGTGCAACTGCCCGCCAGTTGACGCTCTGCTCAGCGCCTGCTGTGAGCTGGAAGAAGCGCTGGATATGTGAGCGCCGGGGCCCTGCGGGGCCCCTTTTTTTGTGCCCGTTCGATTGTGAAGAGTTGTGACACGGACGGTGCACGGGGCCGACGCGGGTGCATACTGATCTTGTGGGGGCAGGACCCCCAGCACCTAGAAATAGCGGCTTCGGCCGAGCGGGCAGTCAGTCCCGATCCCGGTGGTGGTCCATCCCCTGGCACCCCACTGAGTCCGCCAGGACTCACCACCCACCGGAGATCACCATGACTGACGAGACCCGCGCCCTCCTCGCCGAGATCGAGGCGGATCGCCGTGAGACCGAGATGGTCCTCGCGGAGATCGACGCAGCGCTCGAGGCGTACGGACGCTCAATCGAGCGTGGGCTGGCACTGGCCGCAGAGATGCGGGACATGGCCGCCATGCTCGAAGAGTGGTTCGTCTGAGGGAACCGCCCCGGGCAACCGGGGCATTGACTCCACCGCCCTCAGGGCCCGCAGAACACGTTGGGTGATCCAGCCGCCACGCTCGTGCAGCCGCTGATCGCATCACCCACGCGGCCTGCGCCCTTGCCGTTCACGAACACGCTGGTGCTGCCCACCGCGATCGGCGCCGTGTGCGTCGGGCACGGCACACTGGGCAACAGGTGCGGCGTGTTTACGTCGCCCTGGCGGCTCCAGGGGATGCCGTTCACGAAAACGTTGTCGCTGCCCTCCGCCCGCACCATGCCGGAGCAGTGCGGGATGTCGGCGTCACCGATCCGAGTTGCTGCGGGCACGCTCCACCTCCATCAGTTCTTGCAGTCGTTGGTTCCACATTGCCGCCTCGGCGTGCTGCTCCGGCGTGTGCGGCGCCGGCGGGATCGCCGGCTCGAACCGGATGACGTGATCAAAGACAGCCGGCAGATCCTCCCATCGTTGGTAGGACCGCAGCACGCCGCCGACGATCAGATCGAACCGGCCCTGGCGGTAGGTCACGGCTTTGGCCACAGCTCCCGGGGCGTCTTGCCGGTCGCCATCATCCGGCTCAGTCGTTCGGCTCGCTGCCCCACCTGCTTGGCCCACCGTGAGTCGAGCATCATTGATGCCGCGGCCTGGTAGTCGCCGGCCTGGATTGTGGCCAGCGTCCGCTTGAACGCCAGCAGCCCGACGATACCCATGTTGAAGGCCATGTCGAGCAGCACACGCTGGCGCACTTCATCGAGCTGCGCCACCCATGGCAACGCATTGATCAGCTCACGCTCCTCGCGGCTGATGTCGTTGGCGAGCAGCATGGCCGACTCCTGGGCCGTGATGCCACGGTCCTCGAGGTTGCGGCCCACCCCGATCGTGAGCTTGCCCACCGTGTCGCGGTAGGGCTTGAGCCGCTCCCCCTCGTGGAGGCGGAGCTGGCGCACCATCGCCGTGCGGTCGATCATCAGCGGCGGGGGAAGGCCAGGCGCAGGAACTGCAGAACCAGCTGCAGGATGCTGTTCGCCTTCAGCGGCGACAGGCCGATGATCTCGCTGGCGGCAGCAACGCCGATGGCGATCATCGCGGTGGTGGTTGGATTCATGGTCATGGTGAAGCTCCTTCCAGGCTAGAGGTAGTGCAGATAGGTGGTCAGGATGTACTTCGGGCCCGACAGCGGGGGCCGGCCGGCGTGCAGCCAGGGCCAGAGCGGTGGGAACAACAGGAGGGTGCCGGCCCGGGGAAACCAGGACCGCTGAACGTGGTCGTCGCCCCATGCCAGGAACTCCGTCTCGCCGCCCTCCTCCACGTCGTTGAGGTAGAGCAGCGCCGCCAGGAACCGCCGCGCGCTGGCGTGGCTGCCCACGTCCACATGCGGCGCGAACTGGTCCTGACCGCCGGGGCGATACCGCTTGATCCGCAGCTCCTCGAACGCCAGTTCCTCAGGCCACTGCGTCGGTCCGATCGCCAGGTCGCGTGAATACTGCTCGAACCAGGGCAGCACCGCCTGGAAGGCGATGTCGTGCGCCTCCTGCCAGTGCTGCGTGATGTTCAGCTCGGCGAAGCTGAGCGCGTCGCCGGTGTGGATCAGGTGCTGGCTGGCGCGATCCTCGAAGCCGTCGATCAGCTCCTGGCAGCGTCCGGCCGGCAGCACTCCGGGGTAGGCACGGATCAGATCCGCGAGCTTCATCGAGCCTTAGGTCAGGGGTTCGGCCACTATGGCCCAACCGCTGCCGGGCCCCTCGACCATCCAGCGCGGGCCGAGGTTCTTCTTGCTGTAGCGCAGGCGCGCGCCCCAGTTGTTGACGTAGGAGCCGCTCACCAGGTCGAGATCGCCGAAGGGATCGTGGGCGATGACGGCGTCGTCGGTGTAGCCGATCGCGCAGATCCAGTGGCCGCCGCCCGTGGGGGCGCTGACATGCCCTCGATGGAGGATTCCCATCGGCACCGGGATGCCCTTGTCGATCTGATCCTTGATCGTGCTCCAGCTGGCGTTGCGCACCATCCGCGCCTCGACGCCATAGGACTGCAGGGCTTTGCCCTGGCTGATCGGGTCAGTGGTGTCTCCGTAGCGGAGCACGCGGCCCAGATAAGCATCGTCGCCGTTGGGGCCGGTGAGAGTGCCGGGCTTTAGCGCTTCAAGCAGCATGGCGCAGCTGCTGCTGAAGCACATCCGCAGCGCGTGCTCAGTGGCGCTGTCGCGCTGGCTGAAGTAGCGCACCTGCAGCGGGTTGGTCTTGCTGCGCGGTTCATCCTGCTTGCCGGCGGCCTTCCAAGTTTCGTACCAACTTGCGTCGCGCTTCTTGAGGCTTGCGGGAACCGCGTCCCAAAACTGCTGAACTGCAGCGCGCTGATGCGGTAGCCCCTTCCAGTGCTCAAAGAATGGAACGAGGTCGCCGATCAGCTCTTGGATCATCGCTGGCGCGCCTCCACCGGATGTTCTGCGCCGAAGTGTAGGCGTGGGCTGGCTGCTGTCCACACCAGCGGCATCACCATGCTCAGCACCACGGCAAGGATGACGCCCTGGGCGACGCGCTTCTCGACTTCACCCAGTCGCTTGAAAGCGTCGGCGATGTCGGTGTGCTTCTGGGCCAGGCTCTGGTGCATGGCGTCGAGCTTGCCTTCCATGACGCCGAGCTTGTGCAGGATGTCTCCGTGGGAGACCTCGTGTTCAGCCATACAGAACGCCCTGTCCTGCTAAGTCTACTGATGGCGCGCTAACGGGCTGAGCCAGCCTGTAAGTGCAGCAGCTTCATCGGTCCTTCGGGGGTGTTGATCTGAACGGCGTAGCCGCCGGCGCCTGTGTAGCCGAGGTTGCGTGCGTAGCTAGCGCCGTTGATCAGGGTGATAGATGAGCCGCTCGGCGTACCGAAGTCAATGCCGTAGTGGAAACTGCGGCCGAAGAGATTGCGCGGGCCATAACTGCTGGTGACGCGGTAGGAACTCGGCGCGCGCCCATTGATGCGCAGGTAGCGATCGGCGTCGGCGGCGCTGATCCGGCGCCCATCCGCCCAGCGTGCGTCGAGATGCGGGCCGGTGCTGTCCCCGCTGCTGCCGGTGCGCGCGATCACGCCCTTGGTGCCACCTGCGCTCGCGCGACCCTGGCTATCGCGGCCGGTGCTCCAGTCGTTGCTCTCCTCGCCCTGGGTGCCGCATTCGACGGTGGTGAGATAGCCCGAACCGCTCAGGTCGTGCGTCACCTGCTTCACGTTCCAGGTGCCGTCCACCTCGCTGCGGAAGCCCTGCAGCGTCACCAGGCCCTCGGCGTTCACATCCGGCCGCCCGGGCAGCGTGATGCTGACGCGCACCTCGCCCGCGCGGAGGGACTGCAGCCGGCTCTCGGCAGCCTTCTGCGCTTCGGCCTGGGTCTTGAAGAGCTGCTTTTCCTCGAACACCGGCAGCGCGCCGCTGCTCTGACCGGCGGAGACGGTCTTCTCCTTGTTGAGCGTCCGGTCCAGGTAGCGCGCCTTCACGCCGCCATAGGCGCCGCGGTTCTTCAGCGTAGCGCGCCAGTTGGTCACCTCTTCCTGCTTGATGGTGACGTTGCCGGCGTTGTCAGCTGATGCCCGGGGCACCACCACCAGCTTGCCGTCGGCCGGCTTGATGGTCGCCTTGAACTTCTCCGCTAGGCGGGTGAGGAACGCCTGGTCGCTCTCGTTGGTCTGGTCCTCGTGCTTGATCTGGATGCTCGCCAGCTGGCCCTTGATCACCGGCACGACGTTGTGGCGCCCGGCGATTTCCTGCACCACCGCGCCGAGCGTGGTGTCGTGCCAGCTCTTGGTGCGCTGCTCCTTCTGCAGGGTCGGTGCAGTGTTGCTGGCGGTCGCCTTGATCACCATCGAGCGGGGGCCCATGCTGAGCTCCACCTCATCAACCGCGAAGGCGCCCATGTAGACAGGTTTGCGCCCGCCACTGGAGTAGCCCAGCCAGACGCGCAGCCATGTCCCGTTCGCCGGCACCGGCACGCATTTGTCGCGATCGTCGAGGCTGATCTCCAGGCTGTCGCTCTGCTGCTCGGCCTGTTCGTTCAGGCGCATACTGATCAGCCGATCCGCGATCAGTTTGGTGATGTCGCCGCCGTTCGCTTCGATGCGAAACGCTGGTTTCGTCATGCTGCTCCGGTGCCGGCCGCCGCTGTCGGCAGCTGATCCCAGATCCGCACCGTCTCGCTGGTGCTCGGCGTCGGCAGATCAGGCAGCAGGATCTGCAGGCCCTCGGGCAGGATCGGCATCAGATCCGCCAGGTTCGGGTTGGCCAGCATCACCGCCTCGACGGTCTGCTGCGTCCGGCCGTAGTACCGCCAGCAGATGTGATCGAGCTCATCGAACTGGCGGGTGACGTAGAGCTGGCTCATGGCTGCACCACCTGGCGGACGGCATCGGTGATCATCGGATCCACGTCGAGCAGCGTGGTGATCGTCGCCGCGTCCTGGATCAGGCTGGCCAGCGCTGCAGCGCCATTGGCCGAGCCGCCGAGCGTGGTGAGCATCGCTGAGGTGGCGGGCCGCAGCGCATCGAGCGCCACGCTCATCGCTTCACCGCCGCGGCCCAGGGCCCACTGCTGCGCGAGCTGCGCAGCGTTGACGCCCAGCTGCGCCCAGACGCCCTGCTGGCCGCTGCTGAGGCTGCTGAGGCCAAAGGCGTTGAGCGCTGCGCCCACATAGTCCTGGTTGACGATCGAGCGACTGATCGCCGCCAGCTGGCCCAGGCCGAGGCCGCCGCTTTGTGCTGCAGTGGAGACCGCAGAGAACTGCGGGTTGGTTGCCCAATCCAGAGCGGCGAAGGCGCTGTCGGCGCTGGTGAGCGGTGAGAGGCCGGCGAGCGCGTTGCTGGTGACGCCGGCATAGCTGCTGGCGTTGTTCATGCTGAGCGGGCTGGCGGCCTCCCCGGGGTTGTCTTCGACGTAGCGCAACAGGCTGATGTTGAAACTGATCTGGCGGGCCCCGCCGCCCGGGGCGAAGGTGCCGAGGCCCTCCTGCACGGATCGGATCGCCCACTTGCCGTAAACCTTGCCCAGGCCATCAGTGAGCATCTGCGGCTCGCCTTTGGCGGCCAGCTCGCGCAGGGTCTCCATCGTGCTTTGACGCCCGCTGAAGCCAGGAAACAGCACGCCATCAAGCGTGATCTCTTGGCTGCCGGGGCCGAGGAACTGCGCCGCAGGATCGCGCAGCAGACGGTCCTGCACCTCCCAGCGGTATTCGGCAGTGCGATTGAGCGACTGCGGCACGCCGTTGGGCAGATCGAACTGGAAGGAGCCGAGCTGGAAAAGGGGGCGTGCCATGGCGTCAGTCGTTCAGGGCGACGCGGTAGCCGCTGGAGGCCATCGCCATCAGATCCTCGAAGGCGGCGCGCACCTGGTTGCGGATCTCCATGGCGTTGCCACCCGCTGCGTTGATCGTAACGGGGGCATTGATCGTGACACCGCCGCCGGCTGCGACGGGGCGTGCGACGCGGGGGATGATCGCGCCATCCATGCCAGGCACGAACAGCTCACGCCGCCGTTCGCCGACGACGTAGGGGAAGCCTGCGCGCACAGCGCCACCGATCGCGCGGCCGGGTGGCTGCGGGGCTGCGGCCGGTGCAGCGCCACCGCCGCCACCGAAGACGCTGCTGATGTTGCTCCAGGCGCCGCGGACCCATCCAACGAGCGCGCCGAACTTCGCCTTGAGCCCCTTGATGATTGAGGTGATGATCCGCTGGCCGATGCCGCTGCTGGTGAACAGGCGGATGATCATGCCAGGAACTGGGAACAGGAAGCCCAGCACCTTTGGTGCCCATGCCTTGATGACGCCGAGCGCCTTATTGAAGACGCCGCCGATCCAGGTGGTGAAGCGGCCCCAGGCGGCCTGGATGCCGGCCCATGCGTTCGCCGCTGCTTTCTTGACCTCGCCCCAGTTTTTCACCAGCAGGTAGATTGCCACGCCAATGCCAGCGATCAGGGCGATCCACGGCAGCAGCGGCAGCATTGCTGCGAAAGCGCTAATACCAAAGCTAATCACTGCTTTTGTGGCCCCCAGCATGGCTACGCCCATCGCCTTGCCGAATGACAAGGAAGCGATGCTTGCTACACGAGCAAATTTGACAATCGCTGGGAGCCAGCCAGCGATAGTGGCGCCAATCTTCATGCCGGCCACGGTGTTCCAGATAAACGCGAAGCCTCCAGCGACTGCCTTGAGGCCAGGAGCAATCAGAATGAGGCCAGCCAGTGCTCCAGCGATTGTCACGATGCCGGTGGTGATGCGCGGGTGATCGCTGGCGAACTTGGCAAAGCCCTCGATCATCGGAGTCAGCGCTTTTGCAATGCGCGTGAGCGACGGCAGCAGCGCATTGCCCAGCGTGATGCCAAGCCGGTCGGTTGCAACCGTGAAGCTCTTCATTCGACCGACGAATGTGTTGAGCTGTTTTAGGTAGTCCTCATCAATGATGCCGTTGGCTTTCAGCGCCCGATCGCGGATATCCTCGTACTGTTTGAAGTCCTTCAGCAGCGGCGCCAGGGCTGCTTTCACCTGCATGTCGCCAAACAGCTTGTTCAGCGCGAACGGATCTCCCTTGGTCAGCTTCTGAATGACCTTGATCGACTCTTCGAGTGGGTTCAGTCCGTTCTTTTGTGCATCCTTGACCACCTTTTCGATGTCGACGCCGAACATCTTGAAGTTCTTCACCGCATCTTGGCCGGTGATCTTCTCCAGCAGGTTCACCAGGTTGTTCGCTGCGGTGCCGGAGTCAGACGCACCACGGCGCACGACCTGGAGCATTGCGCCGAGGCTGGCAGTTCCCTTCAGGCCCACGATGCCCAGCTTCTGAGCAGACGAGGCCACCTTGGGAAACTCCCTTGCCATGTCCTTCAGCTCGAAGGCGCCCTGCTTGCCCGAGTAGGCGAGGATGTCAAACGCCTTCTCGGTCTGCTCAGGCAACACCTTCAGGTTTTTAATCAGCTGGTATGTGGTCAGCGCTACATCTTCAATATCGCTCTGCGTGGCAGTGGCCACGCGACCAGTACCGCGCAGAGCCTTGTTGGCCAGTTCGAATTCTAGACCTGAGCCTACCAGCGCCTTGAAGCCACGATTAAGTTCTTCTCCCGACTGATTGGTTTCGGTCGTCATCCGAAGGATGTCTGCACCGAGTGCCTTCGTTTGCGTACCCGTGAGCTGCGCCGTCTTGCTGATCTCGGTCAGCGACTGCTCAAACTTTGCGGCGGCCCGGACACTCAGCATCATCCCTGCGCCGATACTGGCGGCGCCTGCAGCAGCACCTTGCCACAGGTCGTTGCTGAAGATGTTCTTGAATCCCTTCTTGCCCGCGGTCGCCGCATCGTTCATCGTGCGGCTGACGTTCCGCCCGAAGCTGCTGACCTGGGTCTGGGCCTTACGGAGCGACGCGCCAAGGCTGGCGGCGATCTTGCCGCCGATCTCAACCGTGATCTTCTGCGCGCCGCCCCCGATCATTTGGCCCTCAGTTGCTTGGCAATCTCATTCTCAACGATCTGGGCCTGTTTGAAGTAGGCCCAGAACTCATCCACCTCCAGCTCAAGCACTTCGGCCAGGCCCCAGTTGGTCAGCTTCGACAAGACGATGATCGCCTGCCTCAGCTCCCCTTCTGTGACCTGGCCGACTTGAAAGCCGCCACCTGTGCCTCGCACTTGTCCCAGTCGATGCTGTCCAGCTCCAGCACGTCGTCAGGCGTGATCTCGCACAGGTTCGCCACCAGGGTGACGCCCATATCCGCTTCGCTGCCGCCGCTCTTCTGCGCAGCAATGATGTCGCGCACCTTGGGGCGGCGCATGATGAGGTGAGAGACCTCGACGCCCGACACGGTGATCGGGAAGTCGAGGACGATCTTTGCGGTGTTGGGGTGTGGATCCCTAGCCATCAGACTCCGATCGCGGTGCGGATGGTTTCAAGCTGATCCACGCCACTGATGCGGCGGATCATGTTCACCTTGTCGACCTCGATGATCTCGCGGCCGCCGACGGTGAGCTTGTAGTAGCGGAGTGTGTAGGCGAAGGTGCCGGTGCTCATGTCGCCCGAGGTCCAGTCGCCTGGGTCGAGCTCCTTGATGTTGCCGGTCATGTTCACCACCACCGGCACAGCAGCTTCGCCGTCGCGGCGCATGGCGCCACGAGCGGTCAGCTGGGTGTCGGCCGAGGCCAGGCCGAAGAGGGCGATGATGTCCGGGTTGTACTCGGCCAGCTCGAAGCTGCCCTCCAGCTTCTCCATGCCCATGTCGAGCTCCACGGGGGCGTCCATGCCGCCGCCGCGGAACTCTTCCATCTTGGTGGTCAACGTGGGCAAAGTCAGGGTCTGAATGGTGCCGGCGAGGCCGCGACCATCAACGAACAACGAGTAGCCCTTAAGGACCCGAGGGATCTGTGCCATGGGTGTGTTCTCCGGTTGGGTTTGATGCCCGGTAGGCTCGGGCCCACTCACGCCAGTCTAAATCCTGCTCTGGGACCCAGCCGGTGCGGGCTTTGCGCATGATGTTCTGCAGCGGCTTGATAGAGCACTGCAGGTTCAAGGTGCGCGCCACTCCTGCCAGCGATGTGCCGGCGTTGACCATGGCGATGATGACAGGCGTTTGGGCCCAAGCATCACGAGTCGCGTCGGTAGCAGTGAGCTGATGCCATGGACGCACACGTTGGGTGCCAAGAGTGCCAGCCTCGCGGCGCTCCAAGGTGCTGCAATGAAGAGCTGCGAGCTTGATGGGCTTCATGCGCTCCTGAAACTCAGGGTCCAGAAAGTGATGGCGACCGGATTCCAGTAGTTGGCGCGACCGTTCAGCAGCGACCCGCTTCATGCGCTGGCTGGTAGCCGCTCTCACTGCTGGGTTTTGCAGCGGATGAATGCCTGCGGCAGCTTGTGCCTTTTGGTATTCAGACGTGCGCCGCCGCGCGTGCTCAGGCACGGTCCACCCGTTTGCGCGCCGCCTGGCATGTTCCCTTCGCATGTCATCGCTGGAGACGCCATCCCCACCATCGGTGTGGTTTACCAAGCGGCCAAGCCCTCTGTCCCAGCGGCCGAAGAACGCGATCATGTCGCGCTCCCACTGCTGTGCATCAGCGCGGGAGTCGAACGGCCGATCGGTCGGGATGACCGCAAGCCGGTGAGCCTTGTCGCGGGCGAGGCCCCGCAGCACGTGGTTGTGGCTGCGCCCGCTGGTCACATGCTTCCAGCGCCCTTCTTGTCCGATGCCGAAATAAATGGGGGCACCGTCGAGTTCGACGCGATACCCCCACACTGGTTCTATGCTTGCTGATGCCATCTGGTGCTTGCAGGTGGTCGGGCCCGGGGAGTGTCAGCTCCGCCGGGCCATCACTTTAGCTAGTCGTCAAGCGAAAAGATCGACGACATAAGAATTCACTAGATGCGAACGGAAAGTAACTCTTTCCGCAGGATACGGAGGAGTAAATTCAAAATCAAAAAATACTTGCCCATTTGCAATACTTACTGGGCTGTTGAGTTCAGGATCAACCCAGACGTCGCCGCCGAGGATGGCGCCCCGGGCCTTGAGGCTGCGCAGGTAGCCGCGCACGCTTTCCATCACCTCCTCCAGGTAGGTGGCGGTGATGCAGCGATCGACGGCCCAGAGGTGGCCGCGCAGGATGCTCTCGTTCACCATGTCCGCGGTGCGACGCACCGAGAGGAAGGCGTAGAGAGGGTCGCTCGCGAGGGTGCGGTTGCCCCAGAGGCGGAAGCCTTGCTCGCGCACGATGGTGGCGATCTTGGCTTCGTTGAGCAGGTTGGCCCGGCTGGTGTAGTCGCCGAGGGTGAAGTCGATGGCGCGCGAGGTGCCCTCGATGCCGGCGATCTCGTTGTTCGAGGGGCTCCACCAGAAGCCGCGCTCGTTGTCGACCTTGTTGATCAGGCCGGCGACGGCAGGAGAAGCTGGCACGCTCTCGCCATCGCGGAGCACCCAGGGATCGACCACGAAGATGCGGTCGGAGCCGAAGTCGTCAGCGATCTGGATTGCGGCAGCGTCGGTCGTGTTGGGGCCGTCGGCGATGATTACCGCGCGGAGGCGGTTGGCGATGCCGAGCATCTCGGCCAGCACCTCGGAGCGGACGGTGCCGCGGTTGACGGTGCCGGCCACGGCCTGCACGCCGCCTGCAGGAGGCGCTGCGATGGTGATGGTCGGGTTGGTGGTGTAGCCCTTGCCGGGGTTGGTGATCGTGAAGCTCACGACCTTGCCGGCGTTGGCGCCGGTGCCGAGCACGGCCACCGCAGTGGCGCCGGAGCCGCCGCCGCCGCTGATGGTCACAGCCGGGGCGGTGGTGTAGCCCGAGCCCTGGGTCTGCACGGCGATCGAGAGGATGCCGTTGCTGGTGCGCTGGTGGGTGAAGCCAGGAGCCAGAAGGATGCGAGGCGAGAAGCCGACTTCGTTCTCAGCTGCGAGGAAGGCGTGCACACCCTCGTAGGCTCCGGTGCCGTTGTTGATGCCGCCGCGGACGTTGTTGATGGTGGCCGCTTCGTCGACGCCTTGCTCAACGCGCACGACGACGACGACAGCGCCGGCCTGGTCGTAAATCAGGTCGAGGGCCGACTGCAGTGTGCCGGTCAGGCCGAGGCCCGCCATCTCGCTGCGACGAGCGACGAGCACCGGGGTATTGAGGGGGAACTTCTCAGCGTCCGCGTCGGGTGCGGTGCCAATGAGGCCGATCACCGAGGATCGAACGGTCTGGATCGGCCGCGCGCCGGTATCAATCTGCAGGACCTCCACACCGTGGAGGAAGGTTGTGGTCATGTGGAGAATCCTCCTGTCCTGATGATTCTAGGGGTGCTTAACGCCCTTGGCCCCGCAGCTTCTTGCGGCCGCGGCGCCGTGGGCGAGAGCGAAGACCCTGGCCCTGAGAAGTGGTCTTGGGAGGGCCGGATCGGTGGTCGATGCGGGCGGCGCCGGTCTTGGCTTTAACGGCCATGGATTACTCCCAGCCGATGCTGGCTTCGCCAGCATCGAAGGTCGGCGTGCCAGATGCGGTGGTGAGACGCACCATGGTGAGAGCGCTGGTGAGTGGCGCAACGCCAGTGGAAATCACGGACGACGGGGAGGTCACCGTGTTATTGAGCGTCGCGCTCACGACCCAGTTGTGCAGGCCGGGCTCCAACAGATCCATCACGATCCGGCCAGTCCAAACGTAGGTGGCCGAGTTGTTGTAAATCGGGATGCCAGCGGTTGAAGTTTAAGTAAGGATGCCGCTGCTCCAGCAGAAGACCGATTGGCCGTTGATGTAGCCGCTTGAGAGCGGTGTGGCGCTGGAGCCAAGCTGCACGAGGATGTCACTAGCGCCGTTGGTGGAGACGCCGTAGAGCAGCAGAGTGACGCGACGCGCCCAGGAAGGAATGCCTGAGAAATCCTTGAACGTGCCGCTCTGCGTTGAGATGGCGGAGGCTCGGTTGATGATTGACTCGCCGAGGTCCGCGCGACCAAGGCTGCCATCTTGAATGTCAGTGCCAGTGATGCTGCCGTCCTGGATGTCGGCGCTGGCGATGGAACCATCCTGGATGTCGGCCCCAGCAAGGGAGCCGTCCTGCACATTAGTCCCGGTGATCGTCGAATCCGACACCATGGCGCCGGGGATCCTTTGAAGTGGCTGGGTTAGATGGCGATGGGACAGGTAGGCGATCAGCAGTCGATTGCGTTCGCAAACTCGGGCAGTGTCTTCAGGTGTTCGTAAGCCTGTTTTACGACGTTTGGGCCGTTGACGTTGTGGTCAAAGCCGTGGTCGCTCAGGTAGACCTGCCTGCCGTCGACGGTGCCCTCAACGGTCGCCGTGATGCGGTCTTTGTTGCCAAAGGTGTAGATGACCTTGAAATAGACGTCAGTGGCAGTCAACTCTCCCGTGAATCCTGGGATGGTCTTAGCTAAGCCCTTTAAGATGGCCATGAATTAAAAAGGTCGTTGTGGGTACTATAAGACAGGTGCAGCGCTCGGCCTGATTACTACGAGTTGCGCCATGTCTCAAACCAGATGTTCGATACTCGCCTGAATTGGATGAACGTATTCGTACTGCCAGTAACGTTTGCAAGGCCCTTGGTTCTGATGAGCAACGTGTTGTAGGCAATGGTCACGTTTGGGTGCAACCGCAAGGTGATAACTTGGCCGTTATAGCCATTAGTAAAATTGGTGACAGTGGTAGACGATGTGTACGCAGAAAACTCGTAGACGCGATTGTTGCTGGGGCCTGCGTTAATAGCAATAGACGGGGTTGTGTCGCCGTTGGAAAATACAACGGCTTCATCGTCGAGGATATTATCCAGCCCCTTGTTGCTGGCGTAGTATGAAATCCTCGCATTCCAAGGCGTGGCGCCAGATGTCGTGGTGTTTAAGAACGTGTTTTCTGAGTGGAACCTGTTATCTGCAAGGGTGACGCCGGACAGCCTAGCGTTTGTATCTGCGTACATGTGCAAATTATGCGCGATATTATCGGGGCTAGCGACAACGTTGCCAGAAACTATGTTATTTGCAGTCGTGGTCGTGTTCGGACCATCAATTTGTGCAATGGCAATGCTTGCCGTCGCGCGCCCTGTGTAGCCGTTTCGCAGAACATTGTTTTGAATAACGTTATCTGTAGAGTTAAGGCGAGACCAGGCGGTGTAAGGTGATGGTGGATCGTCGTAATTTGGCCGAGAATAGAGAGCATTGCCTGGCCTTGGAGACTTCCAGTCGTTTTCTAGTGCAATGCCCGCCAGGTAGTAATTTCTGATATCGTTCGATGCAACGGTGTTTTCTCTGACGTCGCATCCCATATAGATGCCGTAGTTGGTTGGGGAATCTATGCTATTGCCCGTCACTAGATTGCCGCTTGATCCCGTGTTTATGTTGATTGCTGCTTCTGCGCTAACAGCCAGGGTTTCGCATCGGTTTCCCGCAATAACATTCTTTGTCGCGTTGTAGCCAAGCAGTACCGCCGAACTTACAAAGTTGATAAGAGTATTAGAGTTGATGACATTGCCACAAGCCGCAGCAGCTACATAGATAGATCGATGGTTCTGATCGTTGCAGATATTTCCTGTTGCCGTATTGAACTCGGCCACTTGCAAACTGATGGCATAGCTGCCGCCGTTAATCACGTTGGCGGAAATAGCGTTGCGCACTGAGGGAAACTGCCCCCTGCTCAACACCCCATCGAAAAAGCCACCATATGACAAGGCGGTTCCTGGAGTGCCATGTAGTGCAATTCCAAATCCTCTTTGGGTTGGACTGCTTACGAGAGTGATTTTATTTCCTGCAAAAACGTTTTGATTGCACGGGCCAACCATCCAAAACGCATAGTGGTTGGTGGTTGGGCTGTTAACAAATTCGGAAATTACGCAGTCGGTGAAAGAACAGCCTGAGGTGTCGTAACCTTTGACGGCAACAAGGTCGCCTGCAGACTGATTGAGTCTCAGGGTGAACGCTGCATTACGGACAGGATTCCCGGCCGAACCAAGGACGACTGTTGCGTCCGATGCCGTTCCGAGGCCCTTGATTGTGCCTTCACAAAGAATCCCAGCAATGCCGTTGGTCACCGATACAGAAGACACTCTGTATGTTCCGGCCGGTATAAAGACCATTTTGCCAGATTCTGCCGCGTGCGTGATTGCGGCCTGAATGGCTGCGGTGTCGTTGGTGGCGCCATCGCCAACAGCGCCAAAGTCTTTGACGCTGACAACATCTTTCAGCTTGCTGTCTACCGTCCTCGTAACCGCGCCAGTGCCAGCTTGGGTGAAGCTCAGAGTGCTGGCGCTTTGCACCGGCCCGGCGACCCCCAACATCAACACGCGAATACTGGCCCCGCTTGCCGGTGCTTCACTGAGGATCAGCGCTGAACCGCTGAGGTTGTAGGCGGTCGTCGGTTGCACGACGCCATCCACCGTCACCAGCAACGACTCCCTGGTGGGCGGCGTCTGCGTGAGCGTGAAGGTCGTCTGACTGCCGGTTCCGGTGAAGACGTTCTCGGTCTGCGTGACGCCTTGCACATAGCGCGCGTCCGCCTGGGTCCGAGTCCACACGTCCGCGAAACCGGGCTTGCCTGCAAGCGCGTTGGTGATCGTCGCCGCGAAGTTGGGGTCGTTCCCCATCGCAGCGGCCAGCTCGTTCAGCGTGTCGAGGGCGCCAGGCGCGCCGTTGATCAGATCGGCGAGCTTCTGATCCGTCTCAGTCTTGGTGTAACGAGCGAACACATCCGCGTCGATTGCGGTCAGCGCATCGCGCAGACGCTGCACGTCGTCGGCGAGGAAGTTGCCGGCGTTGGGCAGCTTGTAGCTGCGATTCGTTGTGCGGTCGTCGATGGGCATGGCTGAATCAGATCACCACAAGACGGAGCTGGCGAAGCTGCGGGCGAGCCGCGGCCGTGCCGGTGAAGGTAAGGCGGACACGAGTCTCAGTGCCGCCGGCGGTGAAGCTGGCGACGGTGTGGATCTGCTCCACCCAGCCATCGCCCACCGGCGAGCTGCTGGTGAGGCTCACCGTCTGCCAGGTCCCGTCGCTCTTCTGGAACTCCACCAGCACGCTCGATGCGCCAGGGAGCAGCGACTCGAAGGTGCAGCTGACCTTAGCGTTGGCGGCGCAGGCAACAGCGCGGCTCACATAGGTGCCGGTCTCGCTGAGGTTGCCGTAGACCGCCTGGCTGCCAGCGAAGAGATAAGGGCTGGCGGTCGTCGTGCCGCGCAGCACCGCCGAAAGGCTGAGCGGCACGTTCACGTCTTCGGCCAGCTGGATGCGGGCATTGTCGGCGCCGCGGATCTGGCTGCCGTCAGGCCGGGTGAAGATGAACTCGGCGTCGGTCTCCGAGCTGATCCGCTCGACGCCGGCGAGCGCCACCAGGTCGGTGATGTCGCCAGCAGAGATCAGGATCGTGCCGGTGGCCGGGGTCGCTGGGCTGTTCGCCACCGTGTAGGTGAACGTCGTGGGCCCCGTGACCGTGACGGTAAAGGCGCCGTTGTAGTCGGTCTGCGTCGCGCCGCTGATCACCACCTTCTGGCCGGTGACAAAGCCGTGCGGCGTGCTGGTGGTGAGCGTCGCGGTGCCGCCGGAACGGGTCAGGCTCGACACCGCAGCGCCGCACAGCTGGCCCAGGTTCAAGGTGCGGGTGGTGCTGGTGAAGCGCGCCCCGTACATGCGGAAGGTCAGGTCGCTCTCTTGCACTGGCGTCCAGGTCGAGGCGTTGCTCGACTTGAGCAGCGTGCCGATCGTGTAGGGCTGCGAGGTGACGAACTGCTGGGCGGCGCTGTCGAACTTGCCGAGCTCAGCCAGGCCGACCGCGTGCTCGGCGTCGTCCGTGAGCAGCACCATCGCGTATTCGACGCCAGCCTGCAGATAGACGGGCCGGGTGAGGCTGATCTTGTTCCACTGCCCCACGGTGATCGCCGTGCCCTGGATCACGCCCTCGGCCAGCGTCGTGGCGTTGGGCAGGCCGAGCTCGGTCTCGCGGATCTCCAGGTAGACCTTGTTGGCGGTGTTGCCCCGGGCTGTGAACTTGAAGTCGACGCCGGTGACGTGCCGCGCCTCATCGAGGCGGAAAGTCTGCGCCAGCGGATCCCAGAACCGGGTCTCGATCGTGGTGAGCTGGCGCTGCGTGCGCGTGAGGATCGTGCCGGAGCCGATGAAGCGGGCGGCGCCGAAGCTGCCCTGGTTGCCCAGGAAGGTGACGCGCTTAGTGCCGACGGGCACGTTGGCGGGGATCGTGAACAACCCCGAGATCTGACCGGCTGCGTTTGCTGTGAGGGGCATGGCTATCAGGCAGGGGTGACGTCGATCCCGTCGAACTTGACCTCGGTGAGCGTCTCACCGGGGTCGAAGCCGTCGAGGGCGAAGTTGATCTGGATCTGACGCAGGAACTCAGCAGGCCGCTCGGTCTCGCTGAGCAGCTCAGTGCGGGTCGAGGTCGTCGTGACGGACGAGAAGCGCCCCGTCGTGCCCATGAAGATCGAGATCTGCTGGGTCGATGGCGACGTCCAGACGGTGTTGATCACAGTGAAGCGGTCGACCGCAGGCGTCAGGACGACAGCAGCAGGGATGGGATCAAACGCCTGGTAGGGGTTGATCTTGCTGCTGCCGGTCTGGCGCGTCTGCTCCAGGATGATCTCCTCGGTGTAGGGGAGCATCCAGTCCTGGGTGTTGTTGGTCGGCGCCTGGTAGACCGTTGGCGCGATCGGCAGTTGCAGGGTGCCATCGACGATGGCGGCGGTCTGCGTGATGCCTTGATCGCGCAGGTCGTCGTCGATGAACGGATCCACGAAGACGCCGCGCTTGCTGCTGGGCTCGCGCGAGCTGATGTCGTTGCGCAGCCGCTCCAGCGCCACCAGGTCGAAGAGGTCGACGATCAGCGAGCGCATCCGCTCCAGCTGGTCGAATGGGATCGCGCGGATGCCGTCGTTCACCACCTCCGGCGTCTCACCCCACTTCTGGCGGATCGTCGCCAGGCTGAGCAGGTTCGCGGGCACCGCAGGCGGCAGCGCGGTGAAGCGAGAGCTGATGCCCTTGATCCGCGAGAAGTTGCCGTCGCGGTCGATGCAGAGGCGGTCGTAGCGCGGCAGCTTCCAGCGATAGTCAGTCAGCACCAGCGTGCCGTTGACGGCGCCGGTGACTGTGAAGGTGCCGGCCTGTAGATCGACAGCCGACGGCGTGACGTTGCCGAGGTAGCGGTAGGTGATCGAGTAGGTGGAGCCGGGCGCGGGCTCGGCGCCGCCGGGGCTCCAGTCGATCTTGTCGCCGTTGAGGAAGTAGTCGGTGTTGGCGACGTAGGTGGTGCCGCCCTGGGTGATGCTCTGGATGCTGAGCACCGACACGTCAGGCAGCGTGTCCTGGCCGCCGCTGAAACCGCCGCGGGTGATAGTGACGGTCTTCTCGCGGGTGATGATCACCTCCAGGATGCTCTCGACCGGGGCGCGATTGAGCTGGATCGTGGCGCTGCCGCCAGTCGTGCCCGTGAAGGTGTCGGGCTCGGCGTCGACCACTTCAATGTCGGGGTCCTCGGCGTAGTTGAGCCGCGTCGAGGCCAGCTTGTCGATCTTGTAGCCGAAGATGTTGCCGGTGCCGTCCTTCACCGAGAAGGCGTTGACGCCAGCCGCCAGGCCCAGGGCGGTGACGCTGAGGCCGGTGACGATGTAGTTGCCGTTGCTCTCGCGGTCGTAGCGCGCGAGCGCCTCGGAGAAGGCGTCGCCGACATTGCCGCCACCCTGGTTGAGCAGCGTGCCGTCGATGACGGTGTAGACCGGGTAGAAGACGCCAGTGCCGCCATCGCCCTCGCGGCCCCATGTGCCGGTGGTGCGCAGGCGCCCGGCGCCGGGCTCGTTGTAGTTGCGGGTGTTGAGCGCAGGATCACGCAGCGTTGCGTCCTGCAGCTCGGTGATCTCCTCGTCGAGGAGGTAGACGCCGACGCGCACCAGGCCCGTGGTGGGGATGGTGAAGCTGCGGGCGGCGATCTCCCGCACCGCGCCGCGCAGGTAGATCAGGCTCAGCGGGCAGGTGACGTTGCTGCCGCTGATCGTCGGCGGCGTGCCGCTGATGACAGCGCCATCCTTGAACACCGCGTCGGCGATGCGCTTGAGCCGGTCGATGACCGTGCTCTGCACCTCGTTCAGCTCGGCCGACTGCAGGCCCTTGCCAGCGCGGAAGAGCAGCTCGTCGTAGCGGTTCGCCGCGTTGAAGCGGTTGTAGTAGCCGGTCAGCGTCATCAGAAGGTCACCACGAACTCGAACAGCTGACGGGTTGTGATCTCACGCACGATGGGCGCGCGGCGCTCGATCACCAGCAGCGTGCCGGGCTGCGACACCTGGGCCGGCGTCAGATAGAACTGGCCGGCTGGAACGCCATTGGCGAGCACGGTGTCGAGAAAGATCGCCTGCTCGCGGATAGTCGATCCAACTGCCTCTTCAAACTCGAAGTGGAACTTGAAGTAGAGGTTGTTCGTCGGCGTCGCGGAGACGGAGAACTTGCCCTCTGGCACAACGATGGCGCCATTGGCGTCGGGCGCGCAATAGTCCACCAGGGTGGCCTTGCGCCGTCCGACTTCGGCGAGCAGAGCGGTCGCGTTCGCAGGGGGAGCCGGTGGGTTGTTGCCCCAGGATGCGTCGCCGGATCCCCAGGCAAGATGCGCGGTGCGCGCCTTGATCGCCGTGGCGATGGCGATGCGCCCGCTTGTGGTTAGGACTGCCGCCATGCTCGCCCCTTAGTCGCCCCTCATGCTACGCGGTCTGAGTTGTGACGGAGCTCGACACGACCGCGTTCGCATCGAGCCAAGTGAGATCGGATCGCCAGGTGAACGCCGCCCATGTTTGCCCTTCGTATTTGCCGCTCACACCTTCTTGATTGGTGAGCATCCCAGAATGGTTGAGGGTGTGCCATTCCTCGTCCATCAGGCTGTGATCGAGCAGGAACCGATCGAAGTTCCTGACCAGCACGCTGATCACTTCGGTGTGCGCGCTGGCGGCCGTGGCGTTCTCCTGCACGAGGCTGGAGTGGATCTCTCCGTAGCTGATCTGCGGCCAGTCCGGCCGCGGCCGCACGCCGCTGTGGTCGCTGAGCATCCCGCCGTCGCTCAGCAGGCTGTCGTCCAGCACGAAGCGGCGGAAGTCGTAGACCGCGTAGATGCGCTGCAGACGCGAGCGCACGGGTGAACTGATGCGAGTGACCCCGACGATGTCGGTGATGATCTCCTCGCCGGTTGTCTTCTCCGATAGCCCCAGCTGGTATTCAGCCCAGCGGGCGGAGCCGCCCTCAGATTCGTCGATGACGCCTTCGACGCCGATCCAGCTCAGCGCGATGCGGACCGCTTCAGGGGTGCCCCGGATCCGCTGCCACAGAACGCCCTCGGCGATCGCGCGGCGCTGGTTGTTGCCGAGGTACGGAAGGATCTCGCCCAGGCCGTATTCGTAGATCAGCCACGGCACCACCGAGTCAGGGATGTTGACTCGTTTCGCCGTGCGGATGATCGGCACCGGGCCGCCGGCGCGCTGCAGGCTGGAAGTGGAGCGGGAGAAATCACGCTCCAGGGAGGTCGCGTTAGGCGGGAGGAGGTCGTATCGGCTCATCGGTCACGCCCCGCCATCGTGAGCGTGATCGCGCCCAGCGCCGGAGCCTGACTGGGGCCGCAGACTACATCAGCCGCAGGCGCCGTCAAGACGACGCGCTGCACGCCAGCGGGATGCAGCTGAGCGATCAGCCAGGAGCGGGTGACGTCCCAGCCGAGGCCAGAGGCTTCGGCAAATGCAGCGGTAAGGCGCGCTTGCAGGCCGGTGAAAACCTCGATCGGCGTCTCGGGGTAGAGATAGATCTGCGCGGTGACGGGCACCGTGTTGATCGTCGCGGTGGCGACCGTGACAACGTCGGTGATCACCCGCACGCTGTCGCTCTGCAGCACGGTGTTGACCGTCTGCAGGAGCTGGCTACTGGCGGTTCCGTTGCCCTGGGTCGAGAGGATGTTGACGAGCACCTCGCCCGGCGCCGGGGAGCTTACCGCTGCATCCTTCACCAACTCGCTCGCGGTCAACGCCTGGTAGCGATACCAGGCCGCGCCGCCGGCGGTGCTGCTGCCCATGATGCGCTCGATCACGCGCGCGCGCAGGGCCTCGTCGCTCTCGTCCTCCAGGCGCGTGACGGCATAGAAGGTCGCCAGGTTGTCGAGGTCGGCGCCGCCAGAGTAGCGCAGCAGGGTCGCCTGAAGCGCGTCGTTGATCCGCTGCCGCAGGATCAGCTCGCGGGCCGCGGCGACCTCCAGGATCTTGATGCCCGGGTCGCTTTCGAGGATCTCGCTGTAGGACGGATCGCGCGCCTGCAGGTCGGCGATCATCGCAGCAAGGATCGTCTCGAAGTCGAGCGCCTCGATGATCGTTGGATCAGGAATGGAGCTGAAGTCGATCGTCGCCATCAGACCACCAGCCCCTCGATCTCGATTCGCTGCCCGTTGAGCAGGTAATACCCAACAAGGCTAAGGCTGATCTGCCCGCTGGCCGATACGCTGTCGATCTTCACCTGCTCCAACTTCAGCCGCGGTTCCCAACGCTCGAGCGCTTCGGCCGTCGCGGCGACAAGCTCGGAGACGAGGCTGTTGTTGATCGGCCGGTCGACAAGCCGCGGAATGCGGCTGCCGTAGTCGCGCCGATGCACGCGGGTGCCGATCGGCGTCGTGAGGATGTCCTGGATGGACTGGCGGAGGTGATCGAAGCCGCCAAGCGCTTCGCCAGTCGTGCGGCTCATGCCGGCCATGGCCCTCCTCCTATGGGTTCAGGTCGATTCTGTCGCCGACCAGCTTCAAGTCGCCCTGGGCCTCGATCTCGATCTTGCCGGTGGCCTTGATCTTCACGTCGCCTTTCACGTCGAGGAACAGCTTGTGGGCCTCGCGGTCGTACTCGACCACGGTGCCATCGTCGAAGGTGCGCCGCTGCAGGCCAGCGCGATCGCCGTTTGCGTTGCCGTTGGAGAAGAGGCCCGGGATAGCGACGCCGTTCGCCAGCTCGCCCGACGGGGCCAGCAGCATCACCACCTCACCCACCTCCGGCGGATCCCAGACGCGGTCCTTGCCGGCGCGCGGCGTGAACCAGGGCACCCAGTCGCTGAGGATCTCGCCGTCCTGAAGCTGCACGCGGATCGCTGGGAAGCCTGCGGTCGCGCCGGTGTAGTCGGCCTCCGCCACCGTGCCGTAGCGCGCGACGTTGCTGAGCCGGCGCGCGTGATCGGTGCTCTCCGGTGAGCCGACGCCAGCGGTCAGCTGATCGGAGCGATTAACGCCCAGCATCCGAGGTATTCCACAGGTAGCGCACGACGCCGGGGATCTCTGCGCCGACGGGAGCTGCTTCCAGCTGGTCCTTGATCAGCAGCTGCGAGGCCAGCATGTGGACGCCGTGGCGGATGCCGTGCGAGGCGCGCTCGCCGACAGGCTTGCCGGTGACGGCCAGCGCCGCCTCCTTGGCTAGATCCAGGGCGAGGCCCAGACGCTTGCGGTCCGGCTGCTCGATCTCCATGAACGCCGCAAGGCTATCGACGTCGAGCGGCAGGTTCTGCACGTAGGCCTCGTTGCGCTCCGGGGTAGCCGGATCGTCCGCTTGGAACTGGCCGGCAGCGGTGCGTGCGCGCTTGCGGGTGGTGGCCATCAGAGCTGCTCCTGGTTCGCGTAGATGGTGGCGTTGCCCACCGGGCAGGCGGCGCCGGTTTGACCGTCGGGCGTGACTTGGCCCCCAGGATAGGCGCCGCTGCGCTCCAGGGGATCGTCGCCGTCGATGACGTAGGGGTTGGGCCCGTCGCGGTAGGGCGTGCGGTAGGTGACGACGTAGCGCAGCGTCGAGGCGCCGGTCGTCAGGCTGCCGTCAAACTCTGGATCTTCGCTCTTGGTGTCGAGCAGGAACGGATCGCTCGACTCGAAGCCAGGGATGATCCAGCTCTGCAGAGCGGCCTCTACCTGGCTGGCCATCGTGTCGAGGTCTTCGTCAATGTCGTCGAAGCTCTGCGCGATGCAGACGACAGAGACGATGCAGCGGCGCTGCTCAAAGCCGTTCCAGCCCGAGATGCTGCGACTCTGCACCTCTTCGGTGTCGCGGGTGTGAACGACGATCGCGGGCAGCTCGGGCTCCTCGATCGGCATCAGCCGGCCCTTGAAGACGCGCGGGCCGGCGGCGGTGCGATAGGTGGGCGCTCCCGGCTGCTGGCCCTGGGCCGGCGGCGGCGTGATGTTCTGGCCGAGCCGCGCCACCACCGCATTGCGGATCTGAGTGCGAGGGTGGGTCATGGCTGCGAGCGGTGCAGCATTAGCAGCCAGCCTTCATGACCATCAGGCTGTGCGTCGCGCACGCGGTAGGTGACACTGAGGACCACCACCGTGTCGCCTTTCTTTGGATCCCAGGGAAGCTCGCCGCGCTTCACCAGCAGAACCGGCTGCGTCGAGCGGACCTGGATCCCGGTCTCCGGGTCCAGGCCCACATGACTGGCTTGAAAGACCCCACGAGCCTGGGCCGTGCTCTGACCACGGCTGATCGTGACAGGTTCCCCCATCACGCTCACCACAGCGCTCAGAGCACGGTTTGCCAGGTCGTTGATCATCAGCCGATCTTCACCCGGGCCACCGCATCAGTGGTGGCCTTAGCGGCAAGGAACACGCCGATCTGCAGGTGAGTGCTCGCCTGAGGGGTCACCTTCTTGGCGCTGTTGTCCCAGTAGGCCAAGGCCCCGACAACAGCATCAGTGCTGGCGCCGGTGGCGGCATCCAGGTCGTAGACGCTTTCGGTGTCGATGTTGACCGAGGCGCCAGAGGCGCCATCGGTCACACACACGCCAAACAGGCCGGCGCCAACCTGAACACCTTCACCGCCCTTTCGGGCGTAAGGCAGAGCCACTTCAATGTAGCGGCCCTCCTGCACGTGGTTTTTCATGGATCAGTCCTCAGAAAGTGGATGAATTAAGGGCCGGCTCACACACCGCTGGAGCGGTAGAAAGCCTGGTGCTGCGGCACGTGGCAGCCGAAGGTGTGGCGCAGGTAGGTGGTGATGCCGTCGGGATCGCGCTTGATCTCCGAGTCGATGGTGGCGCCGCCTTCGCCCTCCAGGTAGCCGTAGACCAGCTTGTCCACGCCGGGGTAGTCGCCCACGATGTAGAACTGCTGCTCGCTGGAGGCATCCAAGCGAGGCTCCACGATCTTCTGCAGGTAGCCCGAGAAGATGTTCACGTTGCTGGTCTGGTTTGCAACGATCGTGGTGTTGAACTTGTCGAACGCGGTCTCCAGAGCGGTCGGCAGCAGGATGTACCGGGGCACCACATAGAGCGGGTTCTTGCCGGTGAAGTCCTTCTGGTTCCGCATCTTCTTGCGGGCCTCGGAGATGGAAGCCTCGCCGATTGCGCCAGTGCCGGTGTTGTTGTGGTTCGCGTGGAACAGGGCCACACCGTCGCTGGTGGTCTTCACGTTGCCGGTGATCAGACCCCACATCAGGTTCGACTCCAGGGTCGCCACACCGCGGGCCAGGATTTGGATCGCGCGGGTGATGTAGCCCAGGTTGTCGTTGATGATCAGGCGACGGCCGATCACGACCTTCTTGCCGTACTCGGTGAGGCTCCAGCCGCCCTGTTGCTCCTGGATGGTGCCGGCCTTGTACTCGCCGCCTTCCTTGATCTCCTCGGGGATCATCTGGCCGCCGACTTCCAGCTCCTTCATCTCGCGGAAGTCAGGCAGGTTGCGCTGCTCCGCCAGGGGGCGCCAGGTCTGCTCCTCGGCGGCGTAGGCAGCCTTCAGCGTCACGCGCTGGATGCTGGCCATCAGCAGCGGGAAGTCGGTGGTGCTGTGCAGCGCGCGGCTGGCAAGCTCCATCTTGTCCATCCCGCGGGTGCGGGCGCCGGAGCGCTCGAGGCACTCGCGCGCCATGTCGAGCAGGGTGCTGCCGACATACTCACGGGCGCCGCCGTCTTCCCACTTGCCGAAACCGGCGCGGGCCTTCAGCGCATCTTCCATCGCCACGAAGCGCTTCTCGCCGTGGTCCTGGGTCACTTCAACCCGGGAGATGGCGGGGGTGCGGGCCTCGTCGGCGGCGCGGGCGTCGATGAGCTGGCCGCGTGCGGCGTCCAGGCTGACGCCTTGCTCGATCAGCTGGTGGGCCAGATCGTCGCTCACCTGCAGCTTGCGGGCGGCGTCGAGGATGCCGGCGGCGCGCTTGCGCTCTTCAGCGCGCACAGCCTCGATGTCCACTGCAGGGGCAGCGGGAGCCGAGACAGCAGCGCGGCTTTCAATCTCTTGGGTGGGCTCGGGAGCCTGCACCCCATTCTCGGGAAGGGTCATGGATCGTTCCTGTTCGGAAGGTTGGGTTGCAGGCGCCTCCTCGGAGCGCACCTGGGCCCCGGCGTCAGCCGGGATCGGCACCAGCGAGAGCTCGTAGGGCTCCCAGTCGACGGCGCGCTCGATCGGCACTTGGCCGCTCTCATCGCGCTCAGTTCGGTAGGTCTTGTAGCCCACGCTGATGTTGCGCAGGATCCCGTCGCGCACATCCTGGAAGATGGGCTCGACGTCATCCCGCCGGCTGAACCGCACCAAGGCACGGCCTTCGCTGCCATTCAGCCACGCACGCTCCACCACGCCCATGACGTTGCGGAGCCCGAAGGAATCGTGGCTGTCGAGCAGCGGAGCGCCTTTGTTGAGGCGCTCCAGCCGCACGGCGCCGGGGGCCAGGCTCAGCTCTTCGATGTAGTCGCCGCGCGACCAACTCGCGCGCTTCACCTGGGCGCCGGTCGTCCACACGACCTCAACAGTTCGCTCCTCCACGTTGATCGTGTCGGGGGCGAACATTGCCCGGGTCTGTAGCAGACCGTCGCTCATGTCGACTCCTATGGCGTCTCGATTCTAAGGCGCACCGGCTGGTGCAACTTGAGGCGGGGAAGTTGGCTCGCTCGGTGGCTCGCCGGTGGGGGGCATCTCAGATCCAATGGGGCGCGCTTGCGTCAGGCCCTGGGCGCTCACCTTCCGCGGATCGGTGTCGAGCACGATGCCGCCAGCATCGAGCTGCGCGTTCCATTCGCGGTACTGCTCCAGCACCTCGTCAGGCTCCAGGCCTTCCTCGCGGATCGCTTCCTGCGGCGGCTTGAGGCCTGCGCGCATCTTGCTGATCGTCGCCTTGGTGTCGGCTGCTGGGTCGTAGGGCTGCGGGGGCGGCGGCGTCCAGTCGGGGGTCAGCCCCTCAGTCGGTGTCGGCGTCGCGGCGCTGAACCACTGCCAGATCCGGTTCATCGCCGGCGCCAGCAGTTGCCACTGCTCGCTCACCGTCTGCTTGTTGAAGCTCTGCCAGCCCAGGCGCCCGGCCGAGAAGTTGGTGCCCTGGAAGTCGCCTGTCAGCAATTCATACGGCACGTTGGTGCCGGCCGCAATCCGCAGCAGGTAGCCGCGCATCACCTTGTCGATCTCGCCCACGCTCGGCGGTGAGCTGAAGCGGATGTCCTGCCCGGGGCCCAGGCGCACCATCGCGCCAGGCTCGATGCGATCGCCCACATCCGCCTTCTGATCGCCGGCGCCATCGACGTCAACGATCACGCCCGTCAAGCAGGCCGAGACCTTCTGCTTCAGCAGCTGCGCATCGAGGTAGTCGTCGAGGTCGCGCAGCGCGATCATCACCGGCGCCAGGCTCGTCACGCCGCGCGTCTGCCCGGCGCGCTTCGGTGCGAACAGATGGATGATCTGCTCAGCCGGCACCGTGTTCGAGTCGATGCTCGTCGCACGCAGCGCGCTTTCGCCTGGGTGGTAGTTGTAGATCCAGTATCTCTCGCGCTTGCCCTCGGCGTCGTAGATGATGCCGCGCTTCGTGTAGCCGCCGCCCTCGCCCGCCGGCGTGTCGTGGTTCTCATCGAGCCAGTCGGGCTCCAGCACGTGCAGCTGCAGCGGCACACGCAGCCCCAGTCGGCGCATCGTCGCCTGGCTCGGCGTGCGCCATCGGATTAGCACCTCGCCCGACTCCTTCCAGCACGCAACCGCCTTGCCGATCAGCCCGTCGAGGTTCTGCAGGCCCTCGTAGTCGCACTGCATCGGGTCAGCGGCCCAGGCCCTGAACTCATCCGTCACCCGCTGCCCGCGGGCGCCGCCGTTCCGCCGGCCGGCCTTCGCCTTGAAGCTCCACCCGTGACCTACCAGCGCATCCACCCACAGCTGGATGATTCGCTGCGCATAGGGGTTGTTGCGCACCAGGTCGCGCGCGCGCTCAACCTTCAACCCGATGGCAGGCCCCAGGGCGCAGTCGGCGCTGGTCTGCCGCACCATCCAGTTGTCCACCCGCCGGCCGCGGGCGTCGGCGTCGTAGCGGCGCAGCTGATCCAGTTGCAGCCTGGCCGCCTGGCGCCGCAGAGCAGTCTTCGGCGCGATCGCTGCGATCAGGCTCTCAAACGGGTTCATTCGTAGTCCCGCGCGGTGGTGACGTAGCTGATCCGCATCGGGCCGCTCTGCTCCGTCAGCTTCGAGGCGATCAGTTGCCGCGCCTTCAGCAGGTCGCTCATGCTCTGATAGCGCACCACCTTGTCGTCATATCTGACCTCCAGGTAGCCGCCGGCGATCGCTTCTTCGATGGCGGTCAGATGCGCCTGTGTGAATGTGCTCATCCGGGCCACCTCCGTGGGTTCATGCTACTCAGTCCCAAAAGCTGCTTCGCCTTGTCTGCGGTTGCTCTCGCGGGCTCTCATCATCGCGCTGCAACGGCGCTGCAACCGGCGCTGGTGCGCTCGGCTCGCCGCCGCGCTCAGCATCCCACCGCTCATCGCTCCAGCGATCAGCGCCGACCAACGCCGCGGCTGCGCGCGCATACACCCTGCAGTCGAGCGCCTCGTTGCGTGGCCGCGTCTTGACCCACTCGAACCGGGGATAGCCGCGTCGGTCGATCGTGTTGGTCAGCCGCTCCGCGCACAGCTGCCTGAAATACTCCTCGCCATGCTGCGGGAAGTGGCACCAGCCGTGCGGCAGCAGATCGCCTTCTTCCTCCGGCAGTCGGCGCCGCAGCCAGCCATAGAGCTCGCCCTTCGCTGTGCTCGTGCCGATCGGCCAGATCTTCACGCCACCGCGCAGCGCCTTGCCATTGCGCAGCACCTCCACACGGCTCGGCGTGCCGATCACGCTCACCTGGCTCTCGACGCCCTTCACCGCGATCACGCGGTTGCTGGCCTGCTTCCTCACCCAGCGCTTCACCTCCTCGGTCCTGAAGCCCGAGTCGATCGCCGCCATCCTGATCGGCAGCCGTTGCCCATCGCCGCGGCCGAACTCGCTGCGCACGAACTTCGTCAGCTCGCGCCACACATCCGGCTCCGCCGTGTCGCCAGCCAGCACCTGGTAGTCCAGGCTCCAGCTCTCCATGCCCGGGCCCCAGCCAACCACCTCCAATTCGATGCGGTCCTTCTGCACGTCGACGCCGCAGGTGATGAACACCACGCCATCAGGCACTGTGCCCAGGTCGTAGTCCTCGCGCCGGTTGTAGAGCGCCTCCCAATCCGGCGCCTCGCCGTCGTCGTTCCAGCACTCCGCCAGCACCGTGTTCGTCCACGGCTTCAGATCCGCCGGATTGTCCTTCGCTTTCTCGTAGCCGACCGCCGCCTCAGTCCAGCTGAACCAGCCCAGCGGGCTGTAGAGCGCCGAGAGGTGATACCCCTGCGTCAGTCGATCCGGGTGCTCCGCATCCCACCATCCGTCGTCGAACACATCCGGGTCGTACCACCACGCCTTCGCGTCCTCCTCGATCCCCGTGCCGCACTCCTCGCAGATCAGCACCGGCGGCGTCCGCAACGTGTTCGGCAGGCCTGGATCCTTTGCGTCGTACCGGATCCGGTCCCAGCTCAACACCTGCCGGTGACCGCAGTGCGGACACGGCAGGCGGAGCACCTGCTTGTTGCTCTCTTCCCACTTCGCCCAGATCGCGCTGCGCCCTGCCACGGTTGGCGTTGACGTCCAGGCCAGCTTCTTCCGCACGCCGAAGGTCCGGGTCCGGGCCGTCACGATCGCCAGCGGGCTGCCCTCTTCATCCACATCACTCGGCCAGCGGTCGATCTCGTCGCCGCCCAGGTAGCGGATCGGCATCGACGCCAGGCCGCTCGCCGCGTTCGCGCCACCCAGGATCAGAAATCCACCGGTGAACTCCTTCATCAGCATCGTGTTGCCGCTGTCCCGCTCCCGCGGCGCCGCCACCTTCTCCTGCAGGCTCGGACTCGCCTCGATCATCGGCGCGATGCGCATCTTGCTGTAGCGCTTCGCCAGGTCGATCGTTGGCTGCACGAACAGCGCCGGGCCCGGTGCGATGTCCATCGTGTAGCCCATCCAGTTGTTCAGGCTTTCGCTTTTGCCCGTCTGGGCGCCGAACACCATCACCACCTCTTGCACCGCGCTCGTCGCGCTCAGGTCATCCATCGGCTTGCGCAAATACGGCGTGCGCGCTGTCCGCCAGGGCCCGTGCTCGCTGCTCGCCTTCGCGCTCAGCACCCGTCGTTGATCCGCCCACTCACTCACCGTCAGCAGCGGGTCGGGCTCCATCCCGCGCCGAAACGCAGCGCGGCACTCCTCAATCAGCACTGGCCAAGCCCTCCAGCGTCTTCACCAGGTGCCGCTCCAGGATCAGCAGCACTTCTGCACGCTGCTCCTGCGTCAGCCCGCCGGCGGCTCGCGCGATGTCGCCGATCATCTGCTGCGGCGTTCGCCGGATCGCATCCCGCACCCGCCGGCCTTCTTCGAACCACACCCGCTCGACATCCGCCTTCGGCACCAGCAGGCCCTGGCGTTCCTTCAGATCCAGCTCCAGCAGTCGGGCCTGGTACATCGTCCGCACGGCCGCGGCCTGCGCCTGGCTCGGTACCTTCGGCATCGGCGCATCGCTGCTCGCTGGCGATGCCACCGAGGCGGCCGCGGCAGGCTTGCTCGATGTGCGCCCGCCGCCCTTTTTCTCCCGCTGGAACTGCGGCGCCGTGTTCCGCTGCCACTCCTCGTCAGCGATCGCTGGGTCGATCTTCCATCGCCCGCCTTCGCGCATCGCGCCTTGCACCAGGCGGCCAGCAGCAATCGCCTTGCGCACCGCTCGGCCGCTCACACCGCGCTGCGCGGCGTACTCATCCGGGGTGATCAGCACAGCGCGACGTAGTAGCCCGCCTTTGCCAGCTTGACGCCCAGCCCAGGCGGCACCGGCTGCACCAGCTCGATCGGCGTATCGGTGCCCGTCATCCCGCGCACCAACGCCACCAGCTGGTCGATCAACAGCACCGCGTGGCCGCGGCCTTCCAGCATCTCGTCAACCGTCACCTCGGGGCCATCAAGCCCGAACTCAATCCGCAGCGGCCAGCTCCTGACATGCCCATCTGGGCCCCACTGACAGCCATAGCGGATGCTTGCCACCTCAATCATCGAACCCCGAGACGAATGGTCGAATCGAATGCGCTGGCGCATCTTGCCAGGGCATCAGCACCGTGGTGCCGGCCGTCACCTTCATCACAGACTGCACGGACTGCGCTTCACTTGCATCCACCCAAGCCCACACCTCCACGTCAGGCCACGCCCAGGTGCTCGCCAACGGTTTGGTCACCACGCCATGCACTTCGATCCGGCCTGGGCCAGCCTGCGGCAGCGTGTTCAGCCCCAGGCGTTCCGACAGTTCATACGCCAGCAGCTGCCCCGCAGCATCCGCGCCGTAGATCCCAGCGCGATCACGCCAGCAGCACTGCGCTGCGATCAGATCCACAGCCGCCTCAAAGCCGGCCCAGGTGAGCTGCAGCACGGGCGGACGGGTCATTCGTAGTTGATCCCGAACCATTGCCGGCCGATTTCAAGCGCCACCCGTTGAGTCATGAACGGCGGCACGCTCATGCCGCAGACGTATTGAACGCTGCACTTTCCAAAGTGAAAATCATCGGGGAAGCTTTGAATAAGGATGCGCTCCTCATTGCTGAATGAGATGGGATCAATGAATGTCCCATCGCCAGGGAATCCCTTTGCAGCGTCCAGCCGCTGCTTGGTGGCAACTTGCGTCGGCGCTGGCCTGCTGCTGCATGGCCAGGCGTTTTTGATTCGCCCGAAAGCGTAATGGCGTTCATTGGATGCAGTGATCATCCGATAGCCTCTGAGCCGGGGGCTCAGATTGCCAATCGGGATCATCTGCTCATTGAACGCCATCTTTAGCGGCGCCCATCCAAGATCCTTGCGTCGCGCGATGAAGAACGTCCGCTCCCTTGCCTGCGGCACGCCCATCCGCGCAGCATTGAACAGGAACAGCTGCGCGTCATAGCCAGCTTCCCGGAAGGCGGCGAAGATCTCTTTGACGTAGCCCTTGGCATTGCCAAGGATTAGACCCTTCACATTCTCGGCCACAATCACCCTCGGCTGGAGCCGCTGGCCCACCTCAATGAAGTGCATGAACAGATCGTCCAGGCGCTGCTTTTGCTGGCCTTCGCGGAAGTGGTGCTCGCTGCCCCACTTCTTGTCGCGCTTGCCGGCCATGCTGAACACCGAACACGGCGGTGATCCATCCAGCACGTCCAGCTGTTTCAGCTCGTCGGGCAGCTCATCCAGCGAGAGCTGGTTGAACTGCTGCACGCCCATCAGGTAGCTGTGCTTCGGGCGGTGGTTGGCCCGGTAGATGCCCATCATTTCCGGGTCGATCTCCACGCCACCCAGCATTTGGAAGCCGGCCAGCTTGTAGCCCATTGTCGAGCCGCCGCCGCAGTGGAAGCAGCTGAACGCCGTCAGCCCGTTGCTCGGCACCTTCTTGAGATCCGCCAGCCGCCAGGGGCCGGTGACGCGGCGCAGCTCAGCCCTTGCCATTGAACTCGAAGCCGCAGCGTGGGCACTTGTGCTCAAACTCGCTGAACTCGTCTTCATTGAACTCTTCAGCGCCGTCGTATTCCTTCACCGGCTCGTCAATGCCCTCGGGATCCAGCAGCCTGGCCATTTCGTCGTCGCTCCACCCGAGCAGACTCAAATCGAAATCCGCCAGGTTCAACGCCATCACCTCCTGCTGCAAGAGGCTCATGTCCCACCCGGCGTTCAGCGCTAGCTTGTTGTCCGCCAGCACGTAGGCCCGGCGCTGTTTGGCGTCGAGGTGGTCAAGCACCACCACCGGAACCTCGGCCAGGCCAAGCTCCTTCGCCGCAGCCAGCCGGCCGTGGCCCGCCAAGATCCCATCCTTCCCGTCCACCAAGATCGGCGCCGTGAAGCCGAACTCGCGGATCGACGCCTGGATCTGAGCAATTTGTTCCGGGCTGTGAGTCCTGCTGTTGCGGTCATAAGGCTGCAACCGCTCGACTGGCCACATCTCCAGCCGCTTGGCCATTGCTGGCGCTTCGCTTTTGCCCATGCTCATCCCAGGGATGGAACCACAGTAGGCGCGGAACCGGAACCGGGGCCGTGCTTCCCCCCAGTTCCTTTGCGTTCAGTTTCTGGCTCAAACCGCCCCAAAGCGGCGTTCTCAAGAACGGTTGCTGTTGAGAAGCCCAGTGTTTGCAAGGGTTCTGGAACCCCGTTCGGGGCCTGGAACAAGGGATTGG